TTTGGTGCTTCAACTAGAACAAGCAGAGGCACAAAGACAAATTAATATTGATAGAATTAATATCAATGAAGAAAATAAAAAAGCAGAGATGACTATACTAAGAGCTAAGTATGAACTTTTAGCTGAAGATGCTAGAATAGCGCAAGATGCTTTAAATGCAAGAGGTAAGTTACAAGAGAAAGAGGCTAAGATTTTAAATGGCATTTTAGAAGCTCTTGGAATAGAACAAAAGATAAAGTTTGAATCAGTTGGAGACTTTGATTTTGCAAAAGATATTGGTGCCAGATTTATTAAATTTGCTGATGATGCTGATACAAAGCTTTCTGCAAACTTCCAAAAACAAAGAGACCTTGCGGATCGTCAGTCTAAAATTACTACCGATGATATTCAAAATAGGTTAGATATTCATAACACTATAACAGGATTACTTGAAGAAGAAAGAAGACTAGACGAACAAATAAGAACTGCTGGTTTAAACGCTAGTGTTCAAGAACTCAGAGACCAACAAGCCTTAAACAGACAAAAAATTAGTAATATAGCTGGACAAATTGGTCTTGAAGAAGAGCTATTTAAGAAAATAATGAATCAACTTGATCAAGAGGGTCAATTAGCTTTATTAAATCATCTAGAGAAGGTAAGACAGACAAAAGTAGAATATGATACTTTAGAAAATCTAGCAGCATCTTTACAAAACAAAATAGGCGGAACTTTAACAGAATCAGTTAACAGTTTCTTTGATGCTATTAGTCAAGGTACTTTAACTACTAGAACTTTCAGAGACGGAGTTAATGATTTATTTATCAGTATTCTTGGAGATATTAGACAATCCTTTATCGATGAGTTAATAAACAACCCTATTAAAGACTTAGTTAAAGATTTTGTTCAAGATAAGGTAAAACCAGCTGTTGGCGATCTATTCAAGAAAAAATCAGCAGATGGTTCAGCTGCTTTAACAGGTGCGACTGTCGATCCTGGATTAGCAAAGGGTCAAACAGGAATAATCGAGTCAAAAGGAGCAGAGATCACCTCTGGCATTTCTAATATTATGGAAAATGTTAAAGGAACGACTATTGCTGCCTTTGGCGGGGTACTAGCAGCTACAGGCAACTTCAAAACTGCAATCATTGCTGCTTTTGTAGAAATGTTTGTTCGTATCATGGCAGAAAAAGCTGCTACTGCGTTTGCTCTAGCGGCTTCTGGAGGAGAAATTGGTAGATATGGAGCAGTTCAACGCTTTGCAAAAGGCGGTCCAGTAAATAAATTACGTGATAGAGTTCCTGCATTGCTTGAGCCTGGTGAGTTTGTAATTCGTAAACCTGCTGCAAAAGCTATTGGAGGTTCTGCTTTAAATCAGCTTAACGCTACAGGTAAAATGAATTCTAATCCTAATGTAACAGTTAATGTTCAAAATAATGGTACTCCTCAAGAAGTTGAGACTAGCACTGTTCGTAATGATATGGGTCAGCTCGTAATTGACCTAGTTGTAAAAGATATTCAAAATAATGGTAGAGTAAGAAAGGCAATGAGAGGTTAATCATGGCAAGAAAAAGATACCCAAACGATGCAACATTTAATCCTCTGTTAATTCCTGCTCTTTCAAGAATTACGTATACAGCAGGAGGTTCACAAACTAGCTTTAATCTATCTGAAGCCGCAGAAAAAGTCGGTGAGGTAGTGGCTGTCCTTGATGGTATCCCTCAATCAACAGATACTTATTCCTTAAGTAATACTAATACTCTAAATGCTAGTTTAAAAAATACAATAACCTTTAATGATGCTCCTGCTTCTGGAGTTACTGTTGAGCTTAGAGTAATTAGAATTCCTCCGTCCTTTGAAATTTTAAGGTCATTTCCTGACGTAAAATCAATTACATATTCTGGTTCTAATGTTACAGTGAGTGGTAATAGTTACGCTATTGATGGAAGTCAGCTTAATTTTGCGCTTCCTGAGAATAGTCTTGTAGATGTAAAAGATGATTTAATTGTTACTATTGGTGGTATTACACAGAATCAAGATCAGTATACTTTTCCTTCTCCTACTCTTGGAAAACAAGGTATCAAGATAGGCTCTGATGCTGCAGGAACTATTCCTTTTTCTAACACTACTGTAGCTCCTACCGCTGGAATTAATACTTTATCTATTACTTCTTTTAATAAGGATGAGGTAATTACTAGATTAGACTCTATGGCTGACAAGAAACCAGATCGTTCTGGTATTCAAACTAATCAACAGTTTAACTATGAGCGAGCAGAGATGCAAGCAGGATACGAAAAACGTAGACTAATAAGTCGTAGACCAAAAAGAACATTTTCTATTCAGTATACTAATGTAACAGGCCTAGTTAAATCAGCTATCGAGGAGTTTTATCGTGCTAGATCAGGTGGATTTGAATCATTCTTATTTGAGTTAACTCATATTAATGAGCCAGGCACCGTTACAACGCGCTTTGAAGGTCCTTTAAATATAACTCAAGTATTATCTGCCGGTACAAATCCAATAGATAACTTTTATACAATTAGCTTTGATTTACAAGAGGTCTTTGATTAATGTCAACTCGTGCATATGATTATACTTTAACTCTTACAGGCGGTAACTTAGACAATTATTTTAAAGATAATGTTGTCGTTGGTAGTTCTACAGCAACTGAAGGTAGAATTGTAGCTGTAGATAAATCTAATAGTCAGATAAAAGTAAAAGTAGCAAATTCATTACACAACTTTTCTTCTGGAGAATCTGTTAGTATCCAATCTGTAGTAACTACAGGAGGAGACACTAGCTTAGCCTTTGGAGACTCAACTTTTTCTACTCCTCAATATAGCTCTACTACAAGTTCCTCTAGTAGAAGTATTTCTTCTATTGAATTAAGTGGTTTTTCTACTTTTAAAAATGCTACTGAACAATCTCCTATTGTTAGGCTGCTCTCTATCTATTATCCTGGAGAGTTTTATCCCCCAAATAAAAACGGTAACCCTTCAAACGCTGGAGAGGGATTAGCTTGGCCTGTTGGATTTCCTTACTATTTTGCATCTGTTCAAGGAGATGTATTATCTGATTTAGAGTATAGAGCACACCATGATGGAAATGAATATTTAGTTTATCCTATTAATTTTGGAGGCACTGATATCTCTACTGACGGTAGAGTAAATCAAACTACTGTTGAGATATCTAACTTTGATAACTTAATAGCATCAATAGTAGAAGATCCCTATATTTCTGGTAATAATACAAGTAATTCTGTATATGCAACAGTTGGAGGTCAAATTGTAGCTAACATTGATCCGCGAACAGTGCCAGGAACAACAAGTAATCCAGACGGTTTGAATTATGATCAAACTGTTGTAGATGGAGTCTACGCAGGTATTTCTAACTCTGCTTTTACATATGCTCAGACTCAAGCCGTAAATGGTACGTGGAAACAGTCTAAACAAGATTCAAGAGATTTGTTAGGAGGAGTCGTTGAAGTAAAAACAACCTTTGCTAGTTGTCTTGATTATTGGCCAGAATATAGTACTGTAAGAGATAGCAGAGCAAACGTAGTTGAGGTATACTCTTCGTTACCATATAGGGTAGGAGATAATGTAATTGTTTCTGGTAGTTCTACTAAACACTCTATCGTAAAAGAAGTAAGAGGCAACTTCCTACAACTTGAGAACAGTATTAGTACAGTAATAGGAGATAAACTATTTATTGTTAATCCTTCTAGAGATCCTCATGCCTATGTAGAAGATGTTTTTAGAATTGAATCTTTAACAGGTCTAAATTCTTTAGTTGCTTCTTTTAGTTTAACAAACTGGCTTGAGTATTTTAAATTTGTATTACCTAAACGAAGATTTTATAAAAACACTTGTCAATGGGTGTATAAAGGAGAAGAGTGTCAGTATCCAGAAAACGGAACAGGATCAATTCCAGGATATCCAACAGGAAAAACAAAAACAGCAAATGGATTTTTTACTATTAATAATGCAACAACATCAGATCAAAGCGAAGATGTATGTGCAAAGAACTATGAAGCTTGTAGTTTAAGAAATAATCAAGTACATTTTGGGGGATTTATTGCAACAGGAAGAACTATACCAAAATAACTATGAAAAAGCTTTGGCAACTATGCCAGACTGGATCACTACATATTTAGGTATTCCATATCGTCACTTAGGTGATGATTTAGAAAGAGGAATAGATTGCGGTAATTTGTGCGCACGAGTTTTAAAAGATCAAGTGGGAGAAGATATACCGCTAAAAACATATGATGTTTGTGATATTGTAGAAGAGGACTGGTATAGAAAAACACACCAACGCTGGTTTGAAGAAACATTTAAAAATATAGAAAATGGTTTTATAGAGATTGACAATTTACAGCCATTTGATATAATATTAATGAGTATAGGAAGTTCAAACATTACTAATCACTGCGCTTTGTATATTGGTAATAATAAGATGCTGCAGACAATGGTTGATCATACGTCTTGGATAGCTCCGTATGGTAAATGGTACAAAAGATATACAGTGGGGAAGTATAGATGGAAAAACTTACAGTTTTAAAAGAGGAGTTTAAAAAACACTCACTAGAAGAGTATCCTAAAGAGTGTTGTGGTATTATTACTAAAGACTTTGAATATATTCCTTGTAAAAACATAAGTAGTGATCCAATAAATACTTTTGTTTTAGACCCTGTTGCTTTAATTACTTACGAAGATGATTGTTGGGGAGTATTTCATTCTCATCCTGATGAAGAACCTACTCCTTCTATTTTAGACGGTAAAAAAATAGCTAATAATGAGTTAAAATACTTAGTTGGGTGGGATGATAATATATTTATGTACTGGTTTGATGAGTCTATTCAAAGCACTAGATTTAAAAGACTACAGGAAGACATGTTACAATGAAAATTAAGTTGAAATTTCACAAAACACTATTAAAGTATACAGATGAAGTAAGAGATGTGACTTTTGATGTCACAACTTATGGACAACTAATTTCAGCTATTGAAGCCTCATTTCCTAAGTTAAAAAGCATTATAAAACAGATAAAAAATAGACAAACAACTGATAATTTTAGCTTAGTTGATTTAGATAAAGAACGAGTTTTGACTTTTAACGACTACATGAGTAAAAAGATTCGTTCTGTAAATCTTTGTTTGTCGCCTATAGTAGCTGGAGGAAAATCCAATTTAGAAACTGCTATTCTCGCAACGGCTTTAATAGTAGCCTCTTTTTACATACCAGGAAGTGCAGAAATAGCGGGGATAGCTCTTAACCAGGTAGTGTTTACTGTAGGTGTTACAATGTTGACCAGTGCTGTAACTGCTGAGTTAATGAAGCCCCCTAAGAAAGATGGCACAGATGAAGAAGCTAGAGAAAATGATGCTTTTGGGGCGTTACAACACACTATTGCTTCTGGCACTCCTATTCCGCTTGTGTATGGAAGACATAGAGTGGCAGGTCAATTTTTAAGTGGGGAGATAAGAACTCTAGAAAAGCCACCTCAAAGAAAGAATCAATCTAATATAATGAAAGACATATTTAAATCAAGTTATGGAAGTTTATTTTAAACAATGAAAGTATTTGAAGTAAGTGGGAACAAGGGTGGAAAAGGAGGAGGAGGAGGTTCTCCGATAGAGACAGAAAATAATCTGTTCTCTCAGGACCTAATGCTGCTTTCTACAGGGGTTAGTGAGGGACCTGTTTATCGCATTAATCCTAATGATATTAGTGATATTGAGATAAATGAATCTGTTGTAACTGACTTTATTGATGAAGATACGGGAAAGATGAAAGCCGACAAGTTTATCTATGTTAGTAGAAATGGAACGGTAAATCAGTCAGCATTACCAGTTTTTGGAGAAGAAACTTCGCAAAGCCAGGCTTTTGCATCACCTGTTGTACTTAAAAATGGAAACTTAAACGGAGTACCGTCTACAAAAGTGTCTCTACAGCCTACCTCTGCTTTTGCCTGGGAAGCATTACGTTTTAAGTTTTTAGTCTCTCAACTTGCAAAGATGGATGAAGAAGGAAATGTTTTTGAGTATCAGGTTGGTATTAAAATCACAGTATTTAAGAGTGATGGCGTAACGCCTGCTGCTGATCCTGTGAGAAAAACTATTAGTGGTAAGACAAACGTTCCTTATAAGTTTGACGTAGAAGTTAACATAGTAGAGTACGATTCTGATGGTTATAGATTTACAATTGAAAAGACTACATCAGATAGCAGCAGTAGTAGAGTTCAAGATACGATAGCTGTTGTGTCTTGGCAGGAAATTGACCATGACCCAGTAGCTTATCCTAGAACTGCTGTAGTAAGCTATGCTTTAGAAGCTCATAATACTTACACAGGTAATATCCCAAGATTTACCTCAATGGTAAAAGGGTTAGTAGTTAAAGTACCTTCTAATTATGATCAACCTATTTTACAAAATGAAGAAATAGATTGGAGAGAGATTGAAGTACCTGCTTCTGGAGACTTTGCGTATTCTTACACAGGGTATAGACAAACTAGTACAGGATCTACACTAAAATATTCTCAACCTGTTATCTATAGAGGAGTATGGGATGGTTCTTTCGTATACTCTTGGACGCAAAATCCTGTTTGGATACTTTATGACTTACTAACAAACGATTCGTATGGGTTAGGAATAAACGAAGAAAATATTGATAAATACAAGTTTTATGAGGCTGCTCAATATTGTGATGCGTGTGACGCAATTACAGGTAAATTTATTGGAGTAAATGGAAGAGCTGATGGAGGTTATAGATATAAACCAAGAACTTACTTTACTTCTGCTAGACAAAAACTTGATGGATTAGCTGCTGGCACTGAAATAAAAGAAAGACGTTTTACTTGGGATGGTATTATTGCTAATAGAAATCAAGGATTTGAAATTATTGAAAAAATTTGTGCTACTATTAGAGCTACCTTAATTTATACTCCTAACGGATTATCTATAAATATGGATAAACCTAATGAAGTACCCTCTGTAATATTTAATGAGACTAATATTTTAAAAGATAGTTTTACTATATCTGGCACTCCAGAGACAGGTCAACTAACAGTAGTAGAAGTATCTTTTGTTGATCCTAATAATCATTTTAAAATAGAGTCTATTAAAATAGACGATGATAAAGCTCTAAGAGAGCGAAATATGATAGAGAATATAGCCTCTGTTGATTTGTTTGGGGTCACTAGAAGAAGTCAAGCTATGAGGTATGCTCAATATCTTTTAGCTAGTAATAAATTTCAAAGAAGATTTATTACATTCGGTACTGATATAAGCGCTCTAGACTTAATTCCTGGAGATGTAGTAGCAGTTCAACAAAGACAGAGTGGCACTAGTTGGGGGTACGGAGGAAAAATTAGAGCTAACACTACTGTAGGAACAAGTAATGTTTACTTGGAGCATTTTTCTAGCCCCGCAATAACAAATAATGCTATTACTGCTAATACGTTACCGATAGCTTTACGAATTACAAAATTAGACAGAGATACTACCGACTTATATTTATTATCTAATGTTAACTTTTCTTCTGGAACAACTGCATATGTAAAAAACATTCATAAAGGGACTTATTCTAATGGAGAAAACTATCAAGTTACTGAAGTAGCCAATCAAAATGTTTCTGCTGGTTTAGATTTTATAGATTTTGTAGCTGAAAAAAGATTTAATGTATCTACTAAAACTTTTGATGCTTTCTCTAGTTTTGACGCTAATACTCAACCTGTAAGAGGAGATATCTGGAATTATGGAGAAGTTAATCCTTCAGATTTTTACGGAAGCACTACAGATAAGTTATTTAAGGTTACACAGGTTAAAAGAGATAGCACTGAGGTTGTAAAAATAGATGCTGTTGAATACATTTCTAATGTGTATATAGACTCTGAAACAAGCATTGCTTATATGCCAGTGCAGTATAAATCTACCTTTAGCCCTTTAAAACCTCCAGTAGCTCCTAATATTGATCTAGATTTAATAGTGAGGAAAAATGCAGATGGAAGTGTTAGATATGATTTAGATGTATCAGACGCTACGAATATGACAGATTATCCAATTGAAGTAAATACTGAATTTGAAATGGCTAAACCTGATGGCTTTTCAGAAATAGAAGGAATTAACTAATGGCAGTTTTAAATTTTACACTAGCAAATGTTGAACCTTTTACTAACTCTGAAACTGCTGTTTTATTCGGTAAAAATGGTTTTGCGACAACTATTGGAGAGATTAAACTTTTATGTGACTCTTTTAGTATTGTTGGTTCTAGAATTAGATTCAGTGTTGATAAACTAGACAATGCGTTTGATAAAAACTTCAATAAACATGTACTAGCAGTAAACGATGTTTCTTTATTTCCTAACAGAATCAGAGGAGAAGACTTTTTAGCTTTTCCAATTAATGAAAAAGACGCTGATAATTTTACAGAAAACTTTAGTGCTTTTAGAGCCAAAACTACACAGTACACAGCACAAATATTAGGCTATGATACTACTGTTGGTGCTGGGTTTATTGAGATCGAAAATACCACTTCTTTAGGAGGTTCTTTAGCTGATAAACTACCTGCTCCTCCTTTTTATGTTAGTATTAATCAATTAGTAGAAAAAAATCTAACGGCTAATAATTCTGTTTATATAGCTGGTAATACTAGAAAAGTTGTTAGAGAAAATTCTGTTATAGGTATTAGTTCTGCTGCTTTTAATCAACCTATTGGAGTAGTGCCACAAGATAGTTCTTTCATTAAGGTCTTTGTAGATGGACTTGAAGATACTACATTTTCGCACTCATCAGGAGATAAGCATGTTACTATTGACTTAAATAGTTTTCAAATTCCTGGTTCAGAGTTTCCTGCTGAAAAAGTACGCACTGAAGTATTACACTATAGTCCTCCTTTAATTGAAAAAGGAGACAATATCTCTGTTTTAAGTGGTAACGTATATGCTATTGCAAATGTTACGTATGATCCTGCAGACGGTAGCTACAATGCTGCTTTAACTGCAAACACAGTTTATAGAGTTACTTTAGCTTCGGCTCCTAGAGCTAATATTACTGGTTTTACAGCTACAAATATATCTGAAAATCCTATAGGTACTATTTCTAATGTAACTGCGACATCAGGATCAAAAGGGACACTAAGCTTTGGCTATGATGCTACTACATACCCTGGATCTTTTAATTTATCTAATACAGTTGGGTACTCTTTAAGTTCATCTTCTGATTTTGAAGATTTATCTTTTGGGTCAACAGGTCAAAGAATAATAAAAGATGTTCCTACTGGGTTAACAGTTGTTAGAGCAAGAAATGTAAATACTGGTAGAAGGAGAAGTCCTTATAGCACAAAAGCGGTTTTTGTTAGAGACATTCCAATACCAAGAGTACAAAATTTAGAAGTTACTGAGTCTTTATTTATTGATGTTAATAGAGGTGTGTCTATTCGAGTAACTATTAAGTTTGATAAAATTAACTTCAAAGACGTAACTGATTACGAAATTGCTTATAGATTACAAGGCTCTACTAGAACTACTGCCGCAGACGATAAAAATATTATTACTAATTTAACTAATTTTAATGTAGTTAAAATACCGAACAATACTTCTTCAACAGAGGATGGCGTTGAAAAAATTAGTTTTACGATTAATAACTTAGATAGAGGCCCAAGAAATAATCCAAATAAGATTTTAATAAGAGTAACTCCTCTTAACGGAGATATTAGAGGTACTCCGATTAATCAATCAGTCACTCTTTTTGGTAAAAGAACTGCTCCTTTGGCTCCAAAAAATTTCCAAGTCGGCCAAATATTAGATAATTTAGTGTTTGTTTGGCAACTAGTAAGAGATGCTTCTGGTAGTTTAAGAGATTTAGATTTAGAAAAAGTAGAGATAAGAAGAGTCTCTGAAACTGTAGATATTAGCGATCCAGAAGTCTTGCAACAAAAGTTTTCTGCAGCAACCCTATTAACAACTGTTCCTGCCCCTGCTAGCACCGCCAGTATTCCTTGTCCAACATTTTTACAATCTACTTATATGGTACAAGCGATTGATACTAGTGGTAATAAAAGTGAAGTTGTAGGGGTAGTATTTACCCCATCAAAACCTGCAGATTTACATACTTTTAAAGCCTATAGTGAAGATAATCCTGACTTAGATTTTGCAACTGATTATAGAGGGTCTTCTCTAACAAACGCTAACGAAGCAGAAGAAGCCTTTCACGGAAACTATCCCAGTCAAAATAACAGGACTGGAGGTCTTTCCATAGATAGTATCGTGCATGCTGAGACTTCAACTGCTATTGATAATGCAAACGGTTTTGCTAGTGGTTGGGCCTCTGTAGTTGATCTAACTGATTTGCAAGCCAGTTCTAATGCTACTTATGTCACCCAAGTTAGAGATGTAGGATCTTTAGTAAGAGGTAAGGTGCTTGTAGATATAGTAGGAGAGCCTTTTAGTAATAGACGTTGGTTTGGTGAATACGCAACAGTTACCTCTAGCTCTACCGAGACATCTAATTTTGCAAACGTACTAGTAGATAGAAACGTGTCTGGAGTTATTGGTAACCCTACTGCTAATGGTATCGGTAGATATTTACAAATAGAATCTCCTCATGGAGTATTAGATAGTGGAGAATCGACTGTTATATATGATTCATTAATTAATAAAACTCTTACGTCACAAGGCGGTTCCGATTCTTTAGACTTAACAACTACTCTTACTGCTGCAGGATTTACAGGATCAGTTTATGCAGTTTGGAATCCAGGTCAGTTTGCAACTGATATTTCTAACGCTAATTCGTTTGCGCTTATTGCTGGTATTTCTAATGCAAATGCAATTGTATTAGGGCAAGCTCATTTTGCAAATGGTAATCCTATTAAAGATTCTGCTGGTAGATTAGCTCACGAAACAGGGGCAGATCACTCAGTTACTAACGCAATGCCTAATTTAACTACTGTAGCTTCTAGTTACAATCTTGTAAATCTTAATCAGTTTAACGATGATTTAGAATCGACTTTTGCAGGTGTTGACCCTACTATAGTTAATCAGAATATTCAAGTTAGATATGCAACCTCTGATCCTTTTTACGCTAATAGTAATGTTAATCCAGGGATATTCGCTACAAATACTCTAACTCCTGATGGATTTGTAGATCCCGCAGGATTTGATAAGGACTTTAGATATTTTCAAGTAAGATTAAACATAGAAAATTTCCAAGAGGGTATTGCTGATTATAATCTTAACACCTTTAGATATACAGTAGATTTAAAAGATAAAATATTTGTAAGAACAATTACTGTGGGAACTGAGAATTTTAATATTGATTACTCAAGCGCTAGTTTTCAAGCTGCGCCTTTTGTAAATGGTCAAGTAGTCAATGCTGCCGCTGGTTCTTATACAATTGTTATGAGAAGTATAACAACCACTAGCTGTACAGTAAGTCTTTATGACGATACAGGGGCAGTGGTTACTGGTAAACAAATACAGTTTGAAGCCAGAGGAATTTAATTAAGGAGAAAATAAATGAGTAACGAACAATTTTTATTGCCTGCCTTTTCTCGAACAGTTGCTCTATCAAGAAATGATTTTAATACTAGTTTTAGAGCAGTAAGTAGACACTTTTACGGAGAAGAGCAACCTTTAGGAACAAACTTCAATGATGAAGGAAATACAGGCACTGTGCCTAACGGTATTTTTTGGAGACAATCAAAAGGCGGCAGATTATATATAAAAGACACAAATAACTCAAAACCTCCAACAGGAGGCACCGGAGCTTGGCCAGGTAACAACTTTAGTAGATATGGAATTGCTCTAAGTTTTGCTGATAGTCTCAGCACGATCGATATGAGAGACTATGAGATAGGAGAGCTTGTAGCAGTAGTTAACTCAAGTGATACTACGCAAACCAGCATTAGACGAGTATCTGATTCTGGACAAGGCGCTAGTGCTAACAATCGACTATATATGAGAACTTCAAATGGAGGAGCCCAGACAGGTTTTATTGATGTAGGTATTCCTTATCCAGGGTCAGTTAAACCTCATCATTTAGCTCTTGATGCAAAAGTAGAGCCTATGACCGATGATGCTGTTGACCTTGGTGATTATACCTATAGATATAGAGATGCATACTTTTCAAACGCAGTATTTATTGGAAGTTCAGCAAGCCATATCTCATTAAACGCTACTGGAGGATTTTTACAGTTAGATGGAGCGCAATTCCAAGATGGAACAGCGTTAGCTCCTTCTATAACTTTTGAAAACGATACTAATACTGGTGCGTTTAGAATTGGAACTGATAATATTGGTATCTCTGCTGCTGGTAGTGTTCGTTTGGATGTAGACTCTGATAGTATTAATGCTA